GGCGGCGCGAAGGTCCAGGAGCGCTCGCGCGAGGTCCCCATTCACCGGAAAATCGCCAAGGCTGCGCAGCATGTGCAGCTTCGTGGCCATCTCTCGCGCCGCTCTCGTGTCCTCCACCTGCCCGGTCAAGATAGCGAGGTTCAGGCGGCTCACCTCCTGCTCGCCCAGGGCGACGGCGACCATGGGCGAGTTCATCACCTGGGCGGCCTTGTTGTACGCGCCCGCGACGATGTAGTGGTCCACCGCGCCCGCCGCGATGGCTGAGCTGCCCGCGCGCATGGCTTGGCGTTCCTGGTCCAAGGTCATGCCGGGACCCATCTCCCTGCGAACGAAGTCCCGGTAGTCGTCCAGGGCGTCTGGAAGCCCGTTGGGGTTCGAGGTGGTGATGCCCACCAGCGAGCTAACCCGGCCCTTGTTCCTGTCGCTCATCAACGCGACGCCCGCCTCCAGACTCTTGGATACCGCGAACCGCTCGTACTCCCCCGTCAGGCGAGCCAGGGTCTCGTCGTACACGAGCGCGCTCTCCTCCAGCGCGGCGCTGCCGCTGTAAGCCTGGGAGGACTTCAGGGCCGCCTCACCCACGAACTTTCGGTAGGCGGCGACGGACTCCTCGCTCTCGAAGCTGTCTCCCTGCGTCATCACGCGAAGCTGCTCGTTGTCCAGCTCCTCTCGCAGCGCGTCCTCAGCCCTCGCCCGCTCTATGGCGTCCCGGCGTCCGTCTAGCTTCCTGTCGGCCGCCGCTATCTCAAGCGCGGCGGTACCCGCCTCAGCGGAAAGCTGATCGGCCTGCTGCCCACCCTGTATAAGGTCTCGCCCGGCGCTGTCCGCAGAGACGTTGGTACTCCGCAGCGGGGTAGCTACCGATTGCGGGCGAACGCGGTCTATGGGAACCTGGGGAACTGCCATGGTCTTCTCCTATACCCTGCCGCTGCCCGACGTGCGCCTCGGTCCAGTAGGGGACGGGCTCGTGGAGTTAAACACCCTCTCCTTGTCGAACCTAGCGTACCTGGATGCGATTGTTCCTAACCCTGTCAGCGCCGTGCCCGCTGGACCCAGTAGCGAGGACTTCCCACCGGCCTCGACCGCCTGCGCCTCCAAGCGGAAATCTCCCGCCTGCGTCCGCAGGCTCAGCGCCTCGCGCTCCGCGTTGGCACGGATAGTCTGCGCATCTAGCTCTCCGAAGATAGAAGCGTCCCTCGTGGCCACTAGCATGGACCCGCGATTGACCAGCTGCCCCTGCCCCGCGCCTGCCACGATCTGGGCCCCGATCAAGCGCTCCGTGTCGCGCCGCAGCGCGGCCTCGTCAACCGCCCCACGCGCGATGGCATCCTGAGCGGCGTTCTCGGCCCTGACGGCGTTGTTGCGCATCACCCCGGCGCGGAAGCTGGCCGCCGCCTCCTGGGCGCGCTGCTGCTGCATCTGGCCGGTGAAGGTGGCGGCAGTACCTATGGCGGATACCGCCAGGGAGACCGCTGCGATGGTTCCTGGGTCACACATGCTGCCTCTCCATATAGAAGTAGTGGAAGGGCCTTCGGTCTATCCCGAAAGGGGCCGCGTGTCGCAGGCTGAAGCCCAGCCATCGCAGCCAGCGCAGGGCTGCTGAGTTCCGGGTGTCAACGAAGTTTTCTAGGCGCGTCCACACGGTCATCGCCCAGGTGACGTAACTGAGGCTCTCCCTCAAGAACCGGACGGCGTGACGCACCAGCTCGTCAGAGGCCAGCAGCCAGGGGTACCCGCTGAGAGACAGGGCCGTCCCGGCTCCCACCCCGAACATGCACACGACGCGCCCGTCTACCAGCCCCGCCCTGGTGTCACGTGACACCACCAGGGAACGCTCCAGGGCCTCCAGGGGCGTGCTGTGAGAGGTCGCCCACACCTCCTGGGTGTCCGCCTCCCGCATGACGGGAGCTAGCGCCTCAGCGTGCTCCCAGGTGCCCGAAACTACGGAGTAGCTAGTCATCATGCCCACCGGCGAGAAGATCGTGATGAAGCGCGTTCCATGCTCTCCATGTCGAATATGGGCACCACCCCGAGGATGGTCATGGGGAGGGGGTCTCGCTGGCGCATGAACACCCTCCCGTTGCTGTTCCACTCCGGCTCCAGTATGATCTCCTTGTCGCCGGTGAGGAGTTCCGTGGGCTCTCCGTACGCCTCCAGCTCGCGCTGTGCCATCTCCGTGAGCGCATCGACGTTGGGACCGATCCAGAAGCCGCGAGAGCGCTCGAAGCGAACGACTGCCGCCACGACGTGGGTAAGCGCGCCCTGGATCGTGGGGATGGAGCGCGTGACCATCTCCAGGTTCAGGGTCTCCACGTCCGAAACGTAGTTGATACCCGCGTGGACGCGGCTGGCGCTGTCCGTCAGCGTGATCTGCCCGTCTACCGTTACCGCGATGTCTCTGACCACGTTGCCGTTGGCGTTGGCCACGATGGTCTCCCCCGCGAGGTGGTCGTACCCCAGCAGGACCGTCTCGGCCTTGCGAACCTCCCCACCCTCGACGTAGGCGTTGAAGGCGCTGCCGTCGATGTCGTCCCCGTCCTCGTCCGTCAGCTCGAACGTGTGGGCGGTCTTGTTGGCCACGAGGAACCTGCCCCCGTTGAGCTGCGCGGGCTGGGTCTCCGTGCTGACGGAGTCAACGTCGGCTACCCACGTGATATCCACGATGTCCACGATGTCCGCGTTCGAGAAGCCGTGGGCCGTCGCCGTTATCACCACCGGGTCGGCGGCGGTGGCATTCGTGATCGTGACGGGGGTGTCCAGAGAGACCCCGGAGTCCACGAAGAAGGCGTCCTGCACCGTCTTGAAGCGCCGGTCCTGCGTGCGCTCGATGTACTTCACCGTGTTGCCGTTGATAATCCGCTCGACCACGAAGTACGCCGCGTCTTCTATGTCCGACAGCGAGGGACGCATGGCCGTAACGGACTTGAACTTACCGTTGGGGGTGTCCCACACGGCCCAGGCGATGACCTCCTGCTCCTGATCGAACGTCATCACCGGGGCGGCCCCGTCCGACCTGACCGTGTGGACCAGCGAGTTGGGGAACGCGGCGTAGGCGCTGTCCACGATGGTCTCGTGACGAAAGATGTGGTTCGCCAGCAGGGTGAGGTTCGTACCCGAATAGCTATCCGTCTGCAACAGGTACCCGATGCTCCTGACGACCGAGTCGTTGTCTTGAAAGAATATCACCGTGCTGCCGACCACGATGGGCTCACGATGCCCGGAGCCCCACTGCGACTGGGGCTTCTGGCGCAGGGTGGAGGCGCTGAAGCCGGAGTCGTCACTGGCGTTAACGCGCCACTCCGCGCCGCTGGTGAGGGTCAGCAGGTCATTCAGGGGGACGAAGTGACGTATCTGGTTCACCTCGCGGGAGTTCAGGGTCGCCGTGATCGCGTCGTTGGCCTTGGCAGGCGTGGATACGTTCACGTTGCTCTGGTTGCCTGTCTGCGTGTACTCCGAGGTGTCGGGGTTGTTGTTGGAGCCCCCGAATACCCGCCGCTGCTCATAGTAGCTGACGGCAGCCGGGTCGTTGTCCGTGCCGAAGAACGGGTCACGCTGCGCGGGGGGCGAGTTGTCCAGGTCGGGAGTGTCTGCCCCGTCGTCCACGTAGGACACGCTCTCGGTCTCCCCCAGGAGGCCGTACAGGCCCTTCACCTCCTTGTAGACCGCGTACCGCTGCGCCCCCGCTATGGCGGTCCAGGCTGCCGTCACATTGTTGGTAGCTGTCAGGGTGGCGTTACCGTTGGTGACTAGAGCACCTATGTCGTTGGCGGTACCCCCGGAGGAGTACGCCGTGTACGCGGTCCCGTTCTCCCCCTCCAGCTCAAACGTGTTGGCCGCGCCATTGGCCACCTTGAAGCGCCGCCCGTTAAGCTCCGTCATGCCTACGATGCCGTTGATCTCGACCTGCTCCCCATCCGTCTGATTGTGGGCGGTAGCCGTGATGACCACGGGGTTGGCTGCCGTAGCGCCCGTGATCGTGTCCGAGGTCGTGTTGAGCGCGGACAGGCTCTCCTCCAAGGTATCCTCCGCGATGGCCGTCACCCGGTACTTGTAGGTAGTCGTGCCCGCCGCGCCGTTGACCGTCAACCCCAGGCCCGTGGGGTGGTCCTGATCTGGGTCGAAGCTGACGACCGTCAGCGTCCAGGTGGCGTGCCCCGTGCGCGTCAGCTCGCGGGGGTCGTAGCTAGGGTGCGTTATAGTTATCGTGTCCGCCGACTGGGTGAACTTCAGCTCGAACAGGTCCGCCTCGACGTAGGGGGTGACGATCTCGTAAATCTTCCCGACCGTCCCGCCAGAGGAGTACGCCGTGTAGGCACTGCCGTCGATGTTGGTCACCCCGGCGTCGTACTGGGAGGTCAGCTCGAACGTGTTGGCGGTCTGGTTAGCCACGATGAAGCGCCGCCCGTTCAGCTGCGTCATCCCGACCACGCCGTCGATGAACACCTCGTCGCCGTTGGAGTACCCGTGGGCTACCGCCGTCACGACTACCGGGCTGGCTGCCGTAGCACCCGTGATGGCCACCGTCGTCTCCGTCACGTGACCATCGTTGCGGACCACGCGCATGTAGAGGTCCCCGAACTCCAGCGCATAGGTGTCGGCGGTCTTGAACTGGAACTTATACACCCGCACGGCCTTCGTGTGGTCCTTAACGGGACCGACGAACAGCAGGCCGGGGCGGTTGCTCACGCCCCCGAACGGGTGGATGGTGACGTTGCGCGCCGTGCGCAGGGCTATCCCGTAAACGGAGGTGTCCACGCGCCCGTACAAGTTAGGAGCTATTTCTCCGCGAGCGAATGAGGGTTGGATCAGCTGGGGCATGGCCTACCCCGTGCGATAGCGGATGTGCTCGGCGTCCCTAGGCGTGCGGTCGGTCTCCTGGTTCCCCTCCTGGGCACCCGCTACCAGGATTGACCCCAGGTACATCGAGGTCATGTTCGCCTTCTTCTCGGTCTTTCGAGTGAGGGCGGGAGCAAGAAAACTCGCCATCAGGTACGTGAAGGCCACGATGAAGTGTGGGGTAAACAGCGTGATATCCGTCTCGTTGCGCGTGTAGATGAGCACGGCGTCGTCCACGTCCGTCACGATGCTACGCGTGCCGTCAGCTGACCGGAAGATTTTGTAGGGGGGATCGTCCTCCTCCGACCCGGCGGGGTTGATGATCCTCCGGGGAGCCACGCAGTCGCC